GCTGGTCAGGGTTGATCTTGACCATCTTAGTCTCGCCGTCTTCACCAATGATGCGAGCAATACGCTGTGTGTCGTAAATCTTGGGGATCAAGTCCACCAACTGACGGGCCACATGGCGTACGGCGCGGGTTAGATTGTCACCATAGTGGAAAGTACCTACATCACCCTCACGCTGGCGAGCCAGAATGGCTTTACCAGAGCGTTCGTTGCTTCCCATGCCAAGAGAAGCGTTATATTGGCCAGTTGTGGACTTAATGTCCTCAGATGCGCCTGCCTTGGCCTGCAATAGCCCGCTGGAGGCCATTGGTGGCTGTGCCCGCTGGGGTAGTGGCAGAACCGCGCCTTGGCCGTCTGTAACGTCTGGATTGACCTCCAGATAGGGCCAGTTGTTTGTGTTGGCTGTCTTCCACTTGTCTTCGTAGCCCTCAAACTGGCCACCATAGCCAATGAACGGAGCTTTGGGGGCTAGTGCCAGCATCTCAGCTTCTTGTGACACCCAGTAGTTGTACATGCGC